TGTAAAACAACATTGGGCGTTATAAAAAACGCTTGTGACTGGATCAATTCGAAGCCTATACAACATTAAATAAAAGGAAGGACGTCAAAATGAAAAAAAAGAAAATAGCTAGGAAACCGGACGGGAAAATCTTAAAACTGAAACCGGGCGAAGCGAATCCAGGTCCGCCGGCGTTTTCCGCCATTGTAAACAGAAATGAAATGTTTAAGGACTTCGCCAGCAAAATCGAAGGACTTGTCGAAAAGGGATATAATCAAGACGAAGTCGAAGCGATCATCGAAGGCGGATTCGATATAAATACAAAATTCCGGCCGCTTTTACAGCTATGGACGAAAAATATTTTCGCCGGAAGTCCCCGTCAAAATATGATCGACGCCTTGAAACTGGGGATCGCCGATCTAAAAAAATACGACGCCGACACCGCGGAAAACCTGGACGGCGATCGCCTTAAATGCGTTTCGATCCGGGATCTTATACATTTAATTGATTTATTGAATGATCGTTGAATGATTTAATCAATATTAAAAAACTATTAAACAATCCGCACCTATTAGGCCAGGCCCTGGGATATACGAAATTAAATCGCACCCATTCGGAATGGATTAAATATATTTGGCTGAATAAGGGATCCCCGGAACGACCGATTCAGGCACACCGCGGATCATATAAGTCCGTTTCGATCGTCGTCGTCGGCGCCATTTGGTATAATTTCTTTAATCCGAATTCGCCGGTCCTTATATGCCGCGAAACATTCGAGCATTCCAGCGCGACATTGAACGAAATCGCCGATCACCTGGAAGGACCTATAATGGCGGCGTTATTCCGCGAACATTACGGGATCGATCATTTTTCACTAAGACAGCGAACGGGGAAACGCCTGGTCCTTCCTACGAAGACGCGAAAATCCGCGGCCGCGTCAATCGAAGCCAGGGGAATGAAGGGATCAATCACCGGCGCGCACTTCGACCGTATTCATACCGACGACATAGTCACATATAAAGATCGATTCAGTCAAAAAAAACGGAAGGAAACGATCGCATTCATCGAAGAACTTTTCAATATTTTGAATCCGGGCGGAATTATGTCGCATTCGGGGACGCCCTGGCATAAAGACGACGCCTTTTCGAAAATGCCGCCGCCGAAAAAATATCCGCTTGGCACGATCAATATCAAGGAATTCACGCCGACACATATTCGAAAATTACGGGAAAAAATGTCGACTTCTAAATTCGCCGCGAATTATTTATTAAAACATATCGCCGACGAAGACCGACTTTTTCCGGACGCACAATTTAACGACATTCCGGCCAGGCTTCCTTTACGCGCCCACCTGGATTGCAAATATCGCGGGACCGATACAATGGCCCTAACATTCGGCGGTAAACGGGACGGGAAAATCTATCTATACGGGAAAATATTTTATCGCAATATCGAAGAAATGTATGGTAAAATTACTAATCTAATCAAGGAAATGTCGGCGGGGACTTTATACCTGGAAACAAACGCCGACAAGGGACTGGCGGGAACTGAATTCAGGAAGCGCGGGATCATCGTTTCGGATTATCACGAAGCGACGAATAAACACGTCAAAATAATGCATTATTTGAAGGGAAATTATTCGAAGGTATTTTTCGACGAACGGACCGACGAAGATTATATCAATCAAATCATCGAATACCAGGAAGGCGAAGATCCGGACGACGCGCCGGATTCGGCCGCTTCTATGATCCGCGCCCTGGGCGTCGGCGCCCGAAATAATCGCGACTTTTACAAAAATCAATAACGGGGAAATACTATGTCAATAAAAAACGCCTGGCAAGTTTTATGGGACCGCAACGAATCGAATAATTTGTCCGACCTGGAAGCCGATTCGAAGCCGAAGGGGAAAATCGAAGTCGACGCGAACGCCTTGAATTCCGGCTATGTAAGCGACGGACAAACTTCAAATCAGCAATTAAACGATTATAAACGATATGGATTTATGAAAAACATTGTCAACGCCCTGGCCGACGACGCCACGCGCGAATGGTTTAAAATAAAGATAACAAAAATCGGCGAAGACGATGATTTCAATTCGGACGTCGCCGAACAAATCGCCCAGGCTATGTTAGAACGGGCGAAGGATTTTAATTTACAGGAAAAAATCAGAAATTTAATCAAGTTTTCCAGGATATATGACGAAGGATCTTTGTTATATTTTGGAATTGACGGCGGCCGCGCCGGGACCGCGGAAACGTTAAACAAATCAATTCCGATTCCAGCGTCAATTAATAAAGTCGATTTTATTAATTTAGTCGACGATCCGGATCTATTCGATACAATCATTTATAATATATCGGATCCGACGGTAAACACCTATAATGTTCCGATGTTTCAAATTTCGGGAATGGAAATTCACCCGTCCCGCGTCGCCTATCTTGTAAACGAATATGACAGTCAATCCGAAACCGGCATTTCGCTTGTCGATATCGTCCGCGACGGCGTCCTGGCCCAGTCCGCGGGACTATCGGGATCGACGCATATACTAGAACGCCTGGGCGCGATAAAATATAAATCAAGTCAAAACAGCCTTGACGAAAACAATCGGACGACGATCGCCGAAGTCCTTTTATTTATGCGCGAAAAACTAAAATCAAATGGCGCGATCGCGGTCCTTCCCGAAGACGAAGTCGAACTTTTACAATACACATTTAGCGGGACGAAGGACGTTTTCGATTACGTCATTGAAAACTTGACCGGTCTATCCGGGGTCCCGCGAATGAGAATTATGGGACACCGCGGCGGCGGGATCATCACCGGCGACGGAAGCGAAGCCGAATTATTAAACTGGTTCTCGGAAGTAAGCGGATATCAGGAAAACCGCCTGGCGCCTATACTTCGTAAAACATTCGATCTTTTCCTTCGCGAAACCGGGACGCAACTGGGCCGCCTTGTAAACGGTAAAACAATAGACTATGATTTCGAATTCTGTTCGCTTTATGAAATGACGGACAAGGCAAGGGCGGAAAGCCGCGAAATAAACGCGAAGGCCGATAAAATAGATTTCGAAACCGGAAAAGCAACCGGCGAAGAACTTCGATCACTTGATCCCCGATATAAAGATCTAAAATTAATGGCGGAATACGAAGACGAAGAATCGAACACGCCGCCGAAAGATGATAATACAAAAAAGGACGCCAACGACGATGAAAAACAGGAAGAAAAACCGGGGAATTCCGGGGCCGGGCAATCCGGGGAATAAGATAATAAACTTTTTTCGATTTTATTATTACTTGATCCGCGCGATCTATTATTCAAATTTAATAAATCGCTATCCTTATAAATATATGACCGAAAAATATTATTATCATTGTGAACAGTTAAAATACTTTTATGGACGAATCCTTGATCTAGTTTACAAGGATTCAAACGTCCGCGGTCTATTCGATATGTATAAGAAAAAATTTAAATAATTAATGCCGATTAGAAATACATTTCGAAACACTTTTCCCGATCTATTGCGTCGCCAGGCCGGAAATGCCGCCAGCGATTTTATGGATAATTGGATCAATTCATATTTGCCGGCGATAAAAAAAGCCTGGGCGCGCGCGCTTGATAATATCGAAGCCGACAATAAATCAATCGAAGTCGTACTAGACGAAATGGCCGCCGGAAAAAGGATCCCGAAGGCGGCGATCAATCGTCACGCTTCGCGATTATCTCAATCCCTGGATCAATGGGCCTGGGATAAAACAACGGAAAACATTCGGAAGGTCGAAAACCTTGAACGCGTCGAATCAATTCCGATTAACAAGGCGTCGCCGCTTATTGCTAAAACTCTGAAAACGTATTCGACGCGGAACGCGAATTTAATTATTGAGCCGATATTAGAATCGGGCGAAGCCGTTTCGAACACGTTATTAAATAAGATCCGGAAGGACGTCCAGGCGATAACGGCGGGATCATTGACGAAGGGAAAATCGATCCGGACGATTACGAAGGAAATCCAGGAAACGACTGGCGTCATAAAATCGAAGGCGCGATTTTGGGCGCGCGACCAACTAGGAAAAACTTATTCACAATTACGAGAAATTCGACAACGCGAAGCCGGATTTCCTGGTTATATATGGATGACGTCATTAGATCGCCGGGTCCGTGAAAGTCACGCCCGTTTACACGGACAATTTTTTTCCTGGGATGAACAAACGCCGATTGGCGTCCATCCAGGCGAAGATTATCAATGTCGGTGCGACGCGATCCCCGCCTTCGACGGTCGGTCCGCTTTAACGCAAAAACAAATTCAATCTGATTTAAAGCAGATCAAGGAAGACGAAAAACAATTCCAGGCCGCGAAGCGATCGAAGCGGACAAGTAAATCGATCAAAAAAATTAAAAAAAAGCCGCCGACGCCGGCGAACGTGAAAAAGATCGCTAAAAAAGAAAAGGAATTATCAAAGTCAACGGCCGCCGCTTCTAAAGCGAAGGAAGCGAAAAAGGCGCCGTCGACGACAAGGGGAAGACGCGTCGTCCCCGAATTCAAATCATCGAAGGAAGCCGATGATTATGTCGTCAAATCCGGCCTGGCGCTTAAATCCAGCCTGGGCGGAATTGATCCCGCGATATCGACCAGGATCGTCCGCGAATATGCGCGAATGGCGGATAAATACGATCTTGATCCGCTGGAAAACTTCTACAACTCTAAAGCAGTAAAAAAACAATGGTGGGCGCGGGCGAATGGCGGGAAGATGGTATTCCGTAAAAATACTTTTTTTACCGAAACGAATTCACTTCGGAATTATGATGATTCCGTCGTTTTTTGGAAGGAAGCGAATAAAAAGCGCCTTGAATTTTATGATAAGATGATTAAGCAAATAGATAAACAAGGATTCGTCGATCGTCCCCTGGCGATTAAATATCACAAATTTTCTTTTCCGGACAAACCTATACCCGATTTAAAAAAATTCTATTATTCAAAAAAGAATTTAATCAAATCAAAAAACAAGATAAAAAAACAACTTAATTTCGAACGCGGAAACGTCCTTCCGGATAAGAATAAATTATATGAAAGTGTAGTTACTCACGAATCGGGACATACTATTTCCGATCAATATTCCGGGATGATAAACGGTGCATACTATCGGCGGAAATATACCAGGGAAACGTCATTCGTATATAATTCGGCCTGGAAGGGCGTCGAAGCGAAGGCGATTCAAACTGGCGATATTAAAAAAATATCATCATACGCGACTAAGGATTCGG